GGTACGCCCAGGAGCGCGGCATCGATCTGCCGGATTTCACCCGCTTTGACGAGTGGTGGAAGCGCGGTGAAAACCTGTACCTGGACAACTTCGCTGGCGCAGGCTTTCATGTGGTGGAGCCAGCTGACATGAATTTGGGTGATGTCCTGCTGATGCAGGTCGCATCTCCCGTGCCCAACCACGCTGCCATTTACCTGGGAGATGGTCTCATCCTGCACCACCTGCAGGGCAGGCTCTCCAGTCGCGATGTCTATGGCGGCTACTGGCAAAAGATCACCACCCACACCCTGAGACATCAACTCTTGCAGTAACACCAGCATGGTCACGATCCTTCTTCTCGGTGAACTGGGCAAGCGCTTCGGGCGTCGGCACAGGATGGCGGTGACCTCGGCGGCTGAGGCCGTGCGCGCCCTTTGTGCCAACTTTCCCGGTTTTGAGCGGGAATTGGTCGCCTCGGGTGAGCGAGGAGTGGGCTATCGGGTGCTGGCTGGACGGGATGCGCTGAGCCTTGATCGTCTGCACGAGCCCAGTGGCCGACAGCGCATCACCATCGCGCCGGTCGTGTCCGGGGCCGGTGGTAACGGGCTGGGTCAGATCCTGCTGGGCGCTGCCCTGATCGCCGTATCCTGGTGGAATCCGATGGGCTGGGCCGCAGCAGGCTCTTTTCTGTCGCAGGCCACTTTGTATTCAGTGGGCACATCCATGATCCTGGGCGGTGTGGCTCAGATGATTGCTCCCACCGCCAAAGCCCAAGATCCCTCTGAGCGGCCAGGCAACCAGCCCAGTTATGTTTTCAACGGGGCCGTCAACACCACGGCGCAGGGCCATCCCGTACCTGTGGGCTACGGCCGACTCATTGTGGGTTCGGCCGTGATCAGCGCGGGCATTGATGTGGATGAGATCGCTGTATGAGCACACAGAGCACTTCTCTGATCATTGGCGCCGGTGGCGGTGGAAAGGGTGGGGGTGGCAGCGCACGTGTGGCACAGGAAGCGCCCGACAGCCTGCGCTCCAAGGCCTATGCCAGGGTGGTTGACCTCGTCTGCGAGGGTGAGATTGAGGGCTTGGCCGCAAACCTGCAATCCGTCTACCTGGACGACACCCCGATCCAGAATCCGGACGGCAGCTACAACTTCACGGGGGTAACGCTCGAAACCCGCCCTGGCACCCAGCAACAAAGCTACATCCCCGGCTTCTCCGCTGTGGAAAACGAAGTGGCTGTTGGGGTGGAGTGCAAGGCCAATCAGCCGGTGGTGCGCTCCATCACTGACCCTGACGTGGATGCCGTGCGCATCAAGGTCAGCATACCGACGCTTACGCTGCAAGACACTACCAACGGTGACCTGAACGGCACTTCGGTCAGCTACGCGATCGACGTGCAGGCGCGGGGAGCCGGGTATGTGCAGGTGGTCTCCGACACGGTCTCGGGCAAAACCACTTCGCGGTACCAGCGCAGCTACTACGTCCCGCTCATTGGCGCTGGTCCTTGGGATGTGCGCCTGCGCCGCATCACGGCCGACTCGACGCAGACCAGCCTGCAAAACAAAACATTTCTGGACTCGTATACCGAGGTAATCGAAAGCAAGCTGCGTTACCCCAACAGCGCATTGATGGCCTTGCGGGTGGATGCCTCTCAGTTCACCTCGATTCCAAGGCGCAGCTATGACCTCAAGCTCCTGCGCGTTCGCATCCCCTCGAATTACTCTCCCGAGACCCGGTCGTACAGCGGCATCTGGGACGGCACCTTCAAGGTGGCGTGGACAGACAACCCTGCCTGGTGCTTTTATGACCTGGTGACCAATACTCGCTACGGTCTGGGAAATTTCATACCGGAGTCCCAGGTCGACAAATGGGCGCTTTATCGGGTGGCCCGTTACTGTGACGAACTCGTGCCCAATGGCATGGGTGGCTATGAGCCGCGATTTACCTGTAACCTTTATCTGCAAAGCCGCGAGCAGGCCTATAAGGTGGTGCAGGATATGGCCTCGATTTTCAGGGGCATGGCTTACTGGTCGGGCGGGGCAATCACGGTCACTCAGGATGCGCCTCAGGATCCGGTCTACCAGTTCACGGCGGCCAACGTCATCGATGGTGAGTTTGCCTACCAGGGGTCATCCGCCAAGGCGCGGCACACGGTTGCTCTGGTCAGCTGGGTGGATCCGGATGATTTCTACCGCCAGAAGGTGGAATACGTCGAAGACATGGCAGGCATTGCCCGCTATGGCGTGGTTCAGGCCGATGTGGTGGCCATGGGCTGCACCTCCCGAGGTCAAGCCCACCGGGTGGGCAAGTGGCTGCTGTATTCCGAACAGTCCGAATCGGAAATCATCACCTTCCGTACGGGTCTGGAAGGCGCTGTTGTTCGTCCCGGCGATGTCATCAAGGTGGCAGACAGCAGCCGGGGTGGCCTGCGCTTGGGCGGACGCATCGCTGCGGCCACCACGATAAGCGTCACGCTGGATCAGGACCTGCCCGCCGGTTCGTGGCGCATCTCTGTGCTGCTGCCCACGGGAGTGGTGGAAGAGCGCCAAGTCGGATCCCTGTCTGGCCGCACGGTCGGTGTGACGAGCGCATTCTCCTTGGCACCTCAGGTGGGTGCCATCTGGGTGCTGGCATCCACCCAAGTGGAGGCACAACTGTTCAGGGTGGTGCAGGTCGCCGAGAGCGAGCCAGGCATCCATGAAGTCACAGCACTGGCTCACAATCCGAGCAAGTACGACGCCATTGAGCGGGGGCTGGCACTGCAGCCGCGTGATATCACAGTGCTCTCCACAACGCCTGTGGCGCCCACGGGCCTGTTGGTCACCGAGAGCCTGTACCGGGTCAAGGATCAGGCGCTGGTGCTCATTCAGTTGGGATGGGAGCAGGTCTTCGGCGCCCTGGAGTACCAGGTGAGCTACCGGGTCAATGGCGGCAACACCGTCACCTTGCCCCGGAGTTCGAATACCTATCTGGAGATTCGAAACGCCGAGGCCGGGGATTATGTTTTCACGGTTCGGGCTGTGGGAGTGTCCGGAAAGCTTGGGGCCTCGGCCACTTTGAGCCAGACCATCCTTGGCAAGTTGCAGCCGCCCGATGATGTGCAGGACTTTGCGGTGCTGCGCCGCACGACCGATCTGCTGCTGAGCTGGAGCGCCAACACGGATGCCGATCTGGCAGGGTACGAGGTGAGAGTGGGCGCGGGCTGGGATGCAGGCACACTGGTTGGGCAGACCGCTGGGACCCAGCTCGTGCATGATCAAAGCGAATCAGGTCGGTACAACTACTTCATCCGGGCCTTTGACACCTCTGGCAAGTACAGCCAGCATGTCGCTACCTTCGAGTTGCTCCTGCTGGCACCAGCCGCAGTGCGGCAGTTTGATGTGGTCCAGTCGGCCAACCGGCTGGAGTTTCGCTGGCTGCCTAATCCTGAACCGGAGGTGGTGGCCTATGAGCTGCGAGAAGGCACGGCGTGGGACACCTCGATCTTCATTGCCGAGGTCAAGTCCAGCAGCTTCACTTTGCCTTCAGGCTTTGACGGTGAGCGCAATTTCTGGATCAAGGCAATCGCCTCGCCAGGCATCTACTCGGACGAGGCCACCTTCGTCTCGACGGTGGTGGCCCAGCCCCAGAACGCCAACCTGCTGGTCACCATCGATGCACAGGCCACCCGGTTTCCAGGGGTGAAGCATTTCGCATCGGTCGAGTCGGTCAACAGCCTGGATGTGCTGCGCATGGACAGTGGCGTGGCGCAGTCCGAGTACCTGTTCGAGGTGAATCTGCCCACCAGCTACCGGGCGCAAAACACCCTGTTGGCCAGCATCGGGGCCACGCTGGATGATCGAGAAACCTGGTCGACAGCGAACTATGTCTGGAGCAGCAATGCTGCCAAACGGCAATGGACCTATGACGGCGCGCTCAAAAGCATCGAAGCGAGGTTTCAGATGGCGCGCGAAGATGCATTGCAGGCCGGAGAGCTGTACGGCTGGCGCCTCAATGGTGCGCTGGCAGGGTACGGTAGCCCCGCCAGTGGGGAGGCCGTGGGCGTGAGCTATGGCGACGGGCGGTACGGCAGTGGGGTACTCATCAAGGACACGACCCGGGTTTCCTGGGGCGTGAGCATCCCGGGGGTGTTCCATGTGAGCTTTTGGTTCATCCCGAACCAGATCACCACCTCGGTCATCTGGACAGCATCTGGTGCAGGGGTGAGCCTGCTTGTGGGCTTCGATGCGGCGGCAGGCAGCTTCTTTCTGGAAGACCACTTGTTTAACCGGATCGTGGTGCCGTACACCGTGAGTGTCAGCGACCGAATTTGCGTTGGTGTGTGTCAGACGGCCACTGAACGCAGGCTCTTTGTCGGAAAGATGGGCGGCGATGTGCAAAGCGCAAGCAGTCCTTTGCAACCCACTGCCGGATACACGGTCCTCAAGCTGTATTGAACGTAACCCAGAACCCCAACCCGGGCGTTGCATCGAATGGTGCAGCGCCCGTTTTGTTTGAAGAAACGGAAAACTCCATGATTGAAGAAGGCATGAGCATCAAAGGCTCAATCACGCTGCTGCTGGCCAAGCCCACAGGCGAAGTCGAGGTGGTGCACAAAGACAACATCATCGTCAATGGCGGCTTTGACTTTGTGGCCGATGCCATTGGCAATTCGGCCAGCCGTCCCGGTGTCATGGGCTGGATTGCGGTGGGCACTGGCTCCACGACCGCTGCCGCCACTCAGACGGCCCTGGTCACCGAAATCAAGCGCAATGCGGCCACGTATGCCCATACGGCTGGCACCAAGGTGTTCACTTTCACGGCTAGTTATCCAGCGGGTGATGCCACTGGTGCGCTCACCGAGGCGGGCGTTTTCAATGCAGCCTCGGCTGGCGCCATGTTCGATCGGGTCGTTTTCCCGGTGGTGAACAAAGGCGTGGACGACAGTCTGACGGCTGTTTTCACCTTCACCATGAGCTGATCGGGCACCTGATATGGCCGAGACCGTCAACGTCTCCAGCTCGCCGGGGGCCAACTACACCTGGATTTCCGGCAAGTTTTCCTGGGGCAGCGCTACGGCAGGCAAGAACTGGACAACGGCCTACCCGGCGGTCTACGCCCTGACCGTGGCCACTGACCTGAGTTTTGCCGAGTTGGTTCAGAAATTGGGCATCAAGAGCAATTCCGAGAGCCTGACCTTCTCGGATAAATCCAGCCGGGCTTTGGCACTCAACAAGTACGAGAACCTGAACTTTGTCGAGACCTACACCGACCTGATTGCCTTTGTGCTGCGTTTCGTTGAGTCCCTGACGTTCACGGAAAAGTACGCTCGCACGGGCACCAAAGCCGTCTTCGAGACGTTTCAGGTGGGGGAGGGACTGGCACGGCAGTTGGTATTGCGCAAATACGAGACGCTGGCGCTGGCTGAGACCTATACGGACCTCATTGCGTTCATCCTGCGGGTATCCGAGAGCCTGAGTTTTTCCGAGAAGCCTTCCAAGGGGATGACCAAGCCACAGGCTGAAAACTTCAGGCTGAGCGATGCACTGGTCAAGTCGCAGGTCAAGCAAATCTCCGCGGCATTCAGTCTGGCCGAAGCGCTGGGCCGAACGGTCGCGTATCGCCGTGCCATCAACGAAGGCTTTGCCATTGGCGAGGCGATCAGGCGCGCACAGATTTTGAAGCTCAGCGAGGCCTTTGGTCTTGCCGAGCAGTACCGGCGCCGGGCCAATGGGGTGATCAGCGACATGATTGTTGCCAACACCGAGATCACCGAGCAGGACTTCATGGACATCCTGGAGTCTGGTCATCCACCCGGTTACACCAACTTCCGGGACTTCATCCAGGGCGACTACACCTACCAGCGGGCGCTTTTCAGGGCAATCCTGACTTCAAGCAATGCAGACCGAGGCTACATCGATGGCCTGCGGGTAACTGTGGACGTGCCCGATGTGTTCGATCGAGGCACGGCGCAGGTGGTCACCGCGTCCAGTGGCGTAGCGGTCGTTTTTGTGCGGACTTTCCGGGTCTCGCCGGAGGTCACGCTGACCTTCAAGGGCGGTACCACCGTGGCCATTCCTC